AATAAATCATCGACCGAGCAAATACCAGACTTGACCTCGGTTAACGTGGTTTTGCCAGCCAATATGGGCCGCCATATCCACAACTCAGATTCTAGGTCTTCACGGACTTTGCCGGGAGGCTTTTGTCCACTTGAGCGGCGGTTAGGCTCCCAAAGTTCGCCGTCGCTTTTTGAAAAAAAACTTCAAAATTCAGCTTTAGAACCTCCCAAATAAGCGTGTATAGGTCGAATAGGTTATCGACTGTAAACACGATATTGATGGCGGCCTCTTTATCAATAAAGAGCTTCTTTTCAACCGAATAAACGCGTGAGCTTTTGAACATCGGCATGACGATGTTATTCATCACTTCTTCGTTCAGATTTTCGGCAATAACGCCTGCGACCTCTGATAAGTCAGCATCAAGGATGTTGCCAGCCTTTTGGCCTTTCGTCAGCCCACCAATAACAGGCAGGATGATTTTGTTAAGGCGTAAAAGGATAGTGTTAGCGTCCACCGCATTCATTTTTAGCGCGGTGTACTCATCAGCCCCAATGATGATGCTCATTAGATGCCGCCCAATGACAATTTAAGGTCAGCGCAATCGAATACAAACTTGCGCTCACCGACTTCCTTGCCGTAGGTCATTTCGGGCGCTGATTTTAGCCAGCTCTGCGTTGAGACTACTAGCTCGGCGTTATCGCCGGGCGATAAAATCGAGATAGGGATAAGCACGTCACCATCAAACAAGAAGTTATCCAATGCCACCAATGCGGCCAACTCGTTTACCGCCGGGCTGCTCTGCATCAGCGTAATTTCAATCGAGCCTGACTTATTTCCGCTGCGTGTACGTGCCACATGGCCGCTAGCTCCTACCTTTTTACTGTATAGGTCTTCGTCACGCTTTGCAGTAATAAAGTCACCGTCGGTGAACCCGGTCACGATAACGCCGCCCACAATGACGGTCATTTTTGTTGGGTCGTATGTTGATACATCAGCCATTTTTTATGTCCTTAGTTAAGTTCGTAGCCAAGTGAGCCAGTGATATTGACCACGTGGATAGCGCCAGCAAGTCGGGCTTGGAATGTCAGGGTCAGCACACGTGATGCCTTTACCAGCGGGTCAATAGACTGGCTAGCAGGCGCAAATATTACAAAGCCGGGCACTGTGTTGCCAGTCTCAGGGTCAATTTCATCCGGTGCGATAACGCCCGCGTTAACGGCCTGCTGCAATGACTTACGCAGGTTAGTCGCACAGAGCTGAATGCCCGCGTCGGTGTATGGCACTTTGTCGCGGTTAATCATCATCTGAACCATATTGGTTTGAATCAGATTCTTTAACCAGTCACGGCCACGGATAACATCAATCCACTCACCCGCCGCTGTTTTGCCGGGGCTAGTAAGTGCGATAGTCGGTTGATAGAACTCGAATGTGTTACCGCCCTTGCTATGGACTGTGAGCCGCTCTGTAGCGGTTAAATTGTCAGGCGATACGCCTGCCAAGCGCTTCAATGCCCAAGTTTCACCGCCGGGCGCAATGGTAAACATCCGGTTCATCCATGCGCTTTCGCCGTATTGCAAAGCTGCAAAGGCTGAATAAGCTGCAAAGGTTCTAAAATACTGAGTTGCACGCAACACGCTGATAACGTCAGTCGTATCGCCCTGCGTCAGGATAGCAGCCTCGCTTGATGCAATGCCAAAAATCTTTTCCTGAGTTTCAGTCCACGCGGCAAAATCGAGTTGCACCTGCTTTGTACGGTCGCTAGAGATTAGGCCATACCACTCGTTATCGGCAAATTTGATAGCAGTCATATCAACCGCCACGCTGTCAACCGCAACGATAGCGCCCCACGTTAGGTTACTCCCCAGCTTGACCGCTTGCAGGTTGCTCTGACTAATCCATGCGAGGCGCAACTCATTGCCCACAACCGTGGCTGTGATGGTTTCGTTGGTGTCGTTGGTAATCGCTAAGGCCAAGCCCGTAGCAATCTCAGCCGCCGTCGCTGTAGCGTCAGACGTGAACGTGTACACCTCGGGCGAAGTGCCACTGACTGTGATTGTGTAAACGGTGTTATTGACCGCGTTGATAACAATATTTGCCGTGGCCACAGCGCGCCGACCGACTTTGATGAATCGCGGGTGCGGTGTTTGTGAAAAGCCATCACGCACAGCCGCCAAAATATCAGGGGGCAAGTTATCAGCCACCGCTGTGTCATAAGTAGAGTACGACCGCACGCGCTCAGTGAAGCTCATAAGTGGCCCCGCGATAAGTGCAGTCCCAAAGTCAGCGCGGGCTACCGCCGCCGTGTTTAGCCCGATTTGGACTAGCGAAATATCATCAAGTGTTGCCATTTATTTACTCCAATAAAAACCGTTACCACATTTTATGACTTAAAACTATAGGTGTAAACCCTAACCCACTGAAACCGTCTCAATCGAATATGTCAGGTTGTTAGCCGTCATATCTGGGCCAACCGTCCCATTCGAGATAACGGTGTCAATCAGCCCTACATCGTCGGTCTGGTCTGATACCCAGCGGATAGATACATCTACACTTGCCCGTGGCTCAGTAGCCAGCGCGTTCAATAGCAGTGCCACATCCGTCACGTCCGACACGTCAAAGGCCGATATATCTTGCAGGCTGAATTTGTCCAGGTTGCTATTTAAAGCCAGTTTGTCAGCAAATTCATTAAGCGCATTTACGCTGTTCTCCCCGTACCGTTGCACCTGTAGGACGCTCTCCCGCGTCACCTGTACGCTCTGCAATCCGTTGTTATCTGGGTCTGCATAGTAGGGCGCGCCTACGCGGCTAATCGTGTTTAATTTAAGCGTGCAATAAGGCAACGCAGGCCGGGGGCTGTTTTGGTCGGCCCAAATTACAGTCCCACCAATAATGGGTTGCATCAATGCCCATAGCCGCGTCTTCAGCGTCGTTGTATTCATGACAATCTAGCGAGCTGATACCTAGCGGACATTAAAGTATTAGAGCCGCCGTTGGGGAATGCGACACCCGCCTGTGTTTGGAAGGTCAAAGCCCCGACGTTATCCGTGTGCAGATAAATAATCAGCTTAGTCCCCGCCGCCCAATAGTTGATTGTTTTGATTGAAATCAAAATAGCATCACCGTTGGTAAACCGAAATTGCCTGCCTGCTGTAGAGAAGGGCGTGACTGTTACGTTATCAGCCCCTAAAGTCGCGGCCTTATAAAACAACTTCACGACATCCGTAGCTACGCAATTAAACATGAATTGGAAGACATAAACCCCTGCGTTGGTTACTTCAATCGCGCCCGTCAAATTGTTGTACTCAATGCCACCGACTTTTGACCCTGCTATAACCGGGCTTGGCAATATAAACTGCGTCGATGCCTGTACGTTATCCTGGAGTGCAATCGAAGGAATAGCCTCACTCGCTCTAATATCCGTGTACTCAATCGCCCCGGCCATGCCCGCCTGTAATGCTTCAATCTCAGACTTCGCATAACCAAAGTTCGCACGCACGGCCGCCGTCGTAGGGTTGCCAATTGGAGGGATTGCTATATCGATACTTGATGCCATGTTTAACCTCTATTAAGTGTGCCAGCCGCCCATGCGCTTACATCAGGCACGGCCATGCGCCGCGCTGCGATAATCTTGTAATGCGGGATAGTATCCATCTGCCTAACGTCCATCGACGTAACCTCATAGCCGTAACCCTGCCACACCACGATGTCAGGCTGTTGGCCTGTAGCCTCCACGGCTTGTTGTAGCGGGGTAGAGCTGTATATTTTTACCATGTCCTGTATGCGCCTGCCCTCGGGCGCTGTAACCATATCTTCGCCGGTCACGGGCTGAATGCTTGCAAGCAATGAGGCGGTTGCCCGCGTACCGGGTACGAATAAGCCTGCAACGTATCCACCGGGCGTTTCTGTCAGAACTGTAAAGGTTTTGCGAAAACTCATTTTTTAATCACGTGGACGATGCTGTTGACGTATGTGCCTGTGTCAACAAGTGTTTTAGTTGAGCCTTTTTTTGCTTTCACCGTCGCTGGTGACAGACTCGGCAAAAAGTTCCTGCCCGTGATTGTGCTTTGAATATCCTGCTTGGCTCTTAGCCCTAGCTGGTTAGCCATACGCGCAAAGGCCTCCGTACCCATACGCCTAGCAGCCCGCTCCATACCTTGCACGTACTTGGCACGGTTTTCGTCAAAGGCTGTCCCAATAGCCGGGCGCTGGGGAATATGCTTTGTCCCGTACTCATTAGCCGCCGCGTACTCAGCCACGCCGCCCGCCGTGTTGCCCTGTACGCCTACATCTATTCGCACCCGGTCGGCCTGTTTGAACTCGCGCATGATTGCCCTCATGCCTTTGTCCGTATCCATAACGTATGTCCTAGCCATTACAGAGCTGGCACCACGTCGGCCATGCGTGTAACCGCCGCGCTGTATTGATTGATTCCAAGCGCCAAATTTAAATCGCGCAATTGCTGGGCATATATATCCAAACCCTCATTGAACTTACTAGACGCGCCATAAGAGCGTGATAAATCGCCCTCGCGCTCCATACTCAATTCGCCGCCGCTACTCTGACCTGTCGCGCTATTCTTTTGCGCCAGCATCAGGCTAGCCGCCTTCAATGCCGTAGCAACATCGACGGCCTCTCCGGTGTACAGAGCCAAGTTTACAAAGCTCGGGGCTAGCGCGAGGAACTGGTTCACCGTAGCGTCAAGTTCCCCCGAAAACTCAGGGGCTAGCAGGCGGAAGTTAGTCAGCGCCGTCATTGCTCAGCATCCTTTTCAGCCTTAGCAGGCCGTCCGGGCTTGCGCTTTTCGTCTTCAACTTCTTCAAAGTCGCCGCCTATGTGCATTTTCAAGCTAGCCAGTGTCACGTCGTCGGTGACTTCAAATACTTGCAGCGGGGCAATGATTTTGCCGTTAACGCCGTAGGCACGGGCTGATACGTTTTTCAATTTCATGGGGCTTCTCCTAAACGGTGCTATTTTACTAGGGGTTTACACCAATTGCAAAGGCGTAAAAAAAGGGGCAAGCGCCCCCTTTTGTTTTGCTTTTCAGCTTAGATGCTATCGCCAATCGTGAAGGCCAGTGGGTATTCAATAATCACACCACCAAAGCGGGATTCACACGGAATCTCAAACTCCAAGCCTTTCTGCTGTGGGCTGTACTGTCGGAATGTCATTGGCAGCTCCAATTGCAGATTGTCGGCGCTAAATTCACCTGCAACCAGCTTATCAAAGCCGGATACGTTATCCATCTCCAAAACTGGCCTGAAGGTAACGCCGGGGTTGTTGGCTTGCAGGAAGCCTAAGATGGTCGTGTCAGTCGTAGAGCTGCGTGGCTGGCTAGAGATTTGCGCAAACTGCTCCAGTGGCATCAGCACCGTATTGGCACGGTGAATGTCACGTGACTGGGTGCGCACTTGATTGATAGCGCCGTTCACATCGCGGATGATTTGGTCAGCCGTTTTGTTAACCCACAACTTGCTAGAGCCAGTTCCGTCCGCCGTAACCGTATAAGCTGGGATGTTGGCGTTGGTCATGAAGCCGGGCAGGCCATACTCAACATCACCAAACCATGCGAGGCGGTTGATAAGCTCCTCATGGGCGCGCTGTGCAGAGCGCATCTTCTTTTCAGAGAGGCTCATGCCTGTCATTTGTGCAGAGCGAATCTCTTGCATGTTGTAACCGTAGCTGATACCAATGCCACGAACTGGGGAGGTGAACTCTTTACCAGTTACATCAGCGCGTGGCAAGTCATTGGCATAGTTTGCAATGATTTTCGCCGCGCCCACTGCGTCATATTGACGGTAAGTGATAGTCGTCGCACCTTCGGGGTGAGCCGTCGAAACTGGCAGCACTTCAAGGGCGCTTAACTTGGCACGCTTTACGTCATACGCCTGCGCCTTGATTGATTCAAGCTGGCGCGCGAAGAATACCGAATCGTTACGGTCGAATGCGCCAGCTGATTCAATGGCGCGGAGGTCTTTTTCATCGTAGTTCATTATTTCAACTCCACAATAGCCAAACCTGCTGCGGTCGTGCCGGTTTCAAAACGTGCTTGCACCAAAGTTAATGCCTCAATGCCCGCGCCTACGGCCTCGTCAGTAAACGTACCGGTTGCCAAGTGCAGATTAGCCACAGCACCTGCGACTACCGCGTCATTGGTTTGTACCCACACGCGGCCTTTGCGCAATACACTCACGGCCTCGGTGCTAGCATACTGAGCCACACCTTGAGCGGTCGCCTCGCGTGCATGGTCGTGCAATGCAATGCCAAAAACCAAAGCACCTTGGCCTACGGCGGTAGACGATTGGACGGCCTGCTTCTCACGGTTCGTGCCACGTCGTACAGTGCAGCCGATAGCGACTACGCCCTCGGCTGCAAACGAGCCGATGTCGTTTTCTGAGAGGTCAGCAAGCATGCCGTTGAAGGCCGCGTTGCCGTATAAAGTTACGGATGTTTGTGACATTGCTTAAGCTCCTTTGTTAGTCAGTGATTGTTTGTAGAGCTGATATTTTTGCTCTGCGTTCATGGGCGCGCCGCCGTCGCTGTTCAGCACGGTTTTGCGCTGGCCTGCCATTGCAGCGTCGGTCTTCATTGCCACAGCCATATCAAAGGCGGCCTGCACGTATTCGTCAGACTTGCCAGAGAAGTCAGCATCAGCGCGGATTGTTTTAATGACGGCCTCTTTAACCTCGCGGTCAGTCTTGCCAGCGTGGTCAACTTTGAAGCCGTCAGCGGATGTTTCCAGCGCGGCGCGGGCTTTTACCTCCTCACGAGCAGCGGCCATTGCATCAGTCTTGACCTTGGCCAATTCGTCAGCAAAGCCATCAACTCGCGCTTTAAGCGTGTCACGCTCGCCCTGCAGCTTTTCAGCTTCGGCTTTAGCGGTCTTCGCGTCGGTTAGTGAAGTGGCAACGTCATCACGCAACTTGTCCAGCGCGTGCACTACCTCTGGGGCGGCATCATATTCAATGCCATTGTCAAGCCGCACGCGGCCAAGTTTGTCAGACATTACGTCCTCCGTTAAAGCGACCGCGTCGAAGCGGTCAAGGTTGAGCCGTGCATTACCTGCCCGGCCTTTTGGCACCAATGCCAAATGGTTAACGCGTATGTTCCGTTGCACCGCGTCATATTTTTCACCGTTATATTCGCCCGGCGTATCTTCTAGGTCGACTGAGTAGCCAAGCGATAAATCACGGACACCGCCTTTTTCGGCCTTCAAAATAGCGTCAGCATCCTGAATAATGATAGAGGCGGTCACGTTATCGCCGTCCTGCTTGCCAGCGCCTAGGATTGTCCCAATCGTCAGCTTTTTGAAGTTAGCCGCCGTCACCTTGCCATTGGGGTGCTGGTCTGTAATCGGTTTTCCCGCCATGCTTGCCAGTGCGTCGGGGTGGAATACTTCCTCAGCCGGGCGGTATTCTTTGCGGGTTGTGCCGTCGGCATTCTGATAAATTTGAATGCCGATTCTTCCAACAATAGGGTTGTCCACCAAGTAACCTTCGTCGGTCTTAGTGGCCTTAAATGTCGCAAAATCAAATCGTTGCACGCTCATGCTGGAATTCTAAACAGTGTTTATTTATTTTGCAAGAGCATACATTTTTAGGTAAAAGTTGCCGATTGCGAGACGCTGCTGGTGAAAGTGGTGATGGACCTATGCCGCTTTTTTTGGCTTCAAAAGCCCCACAGCCCTTTATCCATGCGGTTTTCGAGGGTGTGGACCTGACCCCAGTAGATTACATTGATGTCTTTGCGTTTCATACCCTCAAGCATAGCAAAATCAGTGTTGTTTTAGGGGCTGATTTCAAACTGAGACACTACCCATTTCAAGGATGTCTATTAGGGTATGTACCTATTGATTAATCATCAGGCAGTATTAGTTCAGCTCTGCACCTGCACCGGATTGGACTGCCGGGGTGTCCCACCGCCGGGGGCTTCTCCCAGCTAAACACCCGCCCGGCTAGCTCTGCGTGCTCTGGTCTGACCCTGCTATCGCCCACGGTCTTCCATATATATTCTTTAATACCCAGCGATTCGGCTCGTATCTGGGTTATCCGGGCGTTGGCGCTCAGTATCTGGTCTTGAGCTATCAAAGTAGCGCGATGCTTAGTTACGCCAAATTGCGCCTGTATCTGGTCGGATATTTGCTTAACCGAGTTACCGCTAAAAACCCCGTTAGAAATAATCGTATTCAGGCGGTCATGATATTGCGCGCCTATTGACTTGACCAAACTGACGTTTTGGCGAATCCATGCGTCTTGCATCTCCTTGAGCCACGGTTCGCCCCTGTATAGGTCAACCGCCAGCAATGAGGACTTGACCCCGGGTATAGCAGGCGGGAGGGTTACGCCTGTTGCGCCTTTTATGGCTAGTATCAGCGCCCGGTCGTTGTTTTTAGCCATCAGTGCGAATATGCCGGGTATCTTGGCTTCGACTACCGAGCCGCCACTGACTACCGCGTCGAGTAGCAGCGCCAGCATAATCGTTATATCCTCAGGCCATCCGTCTGTTTTAATCTCACTACTCCGCACCAACTCAGGAAGGCGGGGCAGCACTATCCTGCGCGTGTCAGCCGCTATATGCCGGGCATAGGCTTGCAATAGTCGTGTGTATTCGCGCTCTGCTTGGTCGGGCGCTTTTAGCTCTGCTGTTTTAATCTTCGCCATCATCCTCGCCCGGTTCAATGCGCATGCCGTCCATGATGTATGCGTCCTGCTCCATTAGGGTATTGCGCCCCTCGCTTGGGTCAAGTACATCAGCGGCAATATAGGCGGCCATTGTGTCAGCTTTGACCTTCTCAGTGTCAGCTTCAATCTTTTCGACTTCAGCGACCTCTTTATCGCTCGGCACATAAAGCGGTTCAAACTCGATTAGATAGTCCTCGGGTAGTCCCATCGACTTGACCAGTAACCCAGCTAAGCGGTCAATGGGGGCCAATAGGCGGGTCTTTTGCAGCTGTTTAATGTGGGCATACCAGTTCTGCAAATCACCGTCATTGCCGCCACCCATGCCCTTGGATTGTTCGCCCAACAATAGCGTTTTTGGCATCCCCGTCACTGCGCTCAAAGCCACTGCGAAGCGGTCGATAACATCAGGCACGCCCCCCATGCCAGCGCTTTGGATTGTGTAACCATCCTTTGAATCAATGGCTACCGTATTCAGGATGTTACGGCTCATGTCTAGGATATTCAGCCTGTCCATAATGGCTTTTTGGCCGTTCGCAGCCATCATCTGCTGTGCCATACCTTCCATCGTATGTACAGCCTGCTGGGCGCGTTCTAATAGCTTTTCCGCCCATTGGTGCGACACCCCGTAACGCTGCAATTGAACCCAGCATTTTGCGAGTGTCGAGGCGTTCCATCCATCCTGTACTTCTCGCATTCTCTCTGGGATAAATTCGCCTTGAAACACAATACACCGGGTTTCATGTACGGTGTACGGACTGCCATTGCAGGGAGATACAAGATACTTTTCGGTTTGACCGTAGCGGCTATCCATTGGGTCTGCGTACTTGACCAGCCTACTCACGCGATAGCGGTCGTACACGCGGATAAAGTCAACGCCCTTGACGCTGTTCTCGTTCAATGGCTCGTCCAATGCGCCGCCGTCCTGAATACCCAAAACTACCAATGCCCCACCGTACAAAGCAGATAGCTTCAAAGCCTCACAATACCGCTCGGATGCTTGCAGCTCCTCCATGCGTACCATGACGGGGCTATAGATTTCCTCCTCGCCCTCGTTCTCGATTTTAAACCCGGCTCGCACCATGTCTGAGGCGGCAACGTCAATAATGCGCCGTGCAAAGCCGTCCCCGACGTACATAGCTTCGAGTTCGCCCTCGCTGAATATCCGAGCCGCCGCCGCTTGCGTATAGCTTCCGGGGTCGCGCCGTGAGCCTAGGCCACTGACTAGGTTTAAGTAAGCGCCATCGTTGTTTTGCGCATCTTTGCGAGGCCGTCCGGGGCCACGTTTTGCAGGTGTATTCATGACAATTATTGTCATATATCACACAATTAAAGTCAAGTCTATTAGGGTTTTTAGGTATTTTTTCGTGGGTTTATTGGGGTAATATTTGCATGTTCGCAATTTAACCAAAGGAAATATAAATGAAGCCTAAAGTAATAGATACAACTGGTGGAAGCCTGCTAGACGCTTTGGACGAGTATCGTATTTTTTCCGTGACACGATTTACTGCTGACCGGTTCTTTTTTCGCGGCGGAGGCAGCTGGTTTGACAACGTAGGGTATCTGTCGCGGGATCAGGTTATTGCGCTAGCCGACGAGTTGCGCGCCTTAGCTGAGTCATAACGTAATATCTGCACTAAAATTTATTGAAACCGACGGCGAATAAGCCATACAACAAACCAAAGGAACATCATGCACGCACAATTTACCAAACACGGCATCACCAAAGAGGTCAAAATCGGCTTTAGCTGGACAATCTTTTTCTTTGGCTGGATTGCCCTCCTCATTCGCAAACAATGGGCTTATGCCGCCATCTCGTTTTTCACGTTCAATCTTGCATCGTGGTATTTTATGTTTATCGGCAACAAAGCTAAGGCGCTGGACTTGCTTGAAGACGGCTGGATGATTGACCGTGGCGTACCTCAGTGGGGGGTTACCAAAATGCAAAATGACTGGCTATGCAAAGTTAATTATTGATAGCCGTCTAACTCCAAACTGACCAGTCAGCACCTGACAGCAGGGTGTTGACTGCGTCGATAAGCGGGTCAATCTGGTCATCATGGGCGTGGCTATCATCCGCCGCAAAGCTCTCGCACTCGCTTATAAAGTCAGCAGTCCAGGGCGCATACTCAGGCAACATCACGCCCCCCGCCTGTATCCGCGCCTGCACCTCCATCAGTCTAGTCAGCTTGTCTTTAGTGCGTTGAACCGGTATGACTGGCACAAATACGCTGTTTTGCTGTAATTGTTGAATCAACCCCGTCCCACTGGCTTTGTCCTCGATATACATGGCCGAGGCTTGGCCTTCAGCACTTGTCCAAACATCCTTTGCTGCGGCCAATAGCCCCACCGCGTCCACTTTGCGCCTGATTACATTCAGGATGTATATCTTGCCGTCATTGCACAATACCGCGTCCATGAATACCGTGTAGTCATTGCGCTCGCCAGTCTTCATAGCCGTATCTACAAATATTGCCCGACGCATACGCTGCTTGGCTGTAGGAGGCTCGCTGTAGCGCCCAAACCATTCGCCTTTGAGTAGCCCCCCGCCTAGTGGATTAGGCCGCTGCTGGAACTGCCCGGCCACGGCGTGCGCCCCCATTATCTTTTTATCGCGGTCGACCACCTCACGGCTAAACCGCTCCGGGAATAGAAGTTCACCTTCTACCGTCCGCGGGTCTTCAAAACCGATCTTCGTCTTGCACCGCCTGCCCGGCTCAAATTCCATCGGCAGCATCAGGTGGTCATAACCAAAATCGCCGCGCAATATTTCGCCGCTTACATCATCTTCAGCTAGCCGCTGCATCACGATGATGATTGCGCTTGAATCCGGGTTGTTTAGCCGCGTTGGCAATGTCTCGCAAAATACCCGGCGCGCTCCCTCAAGTGCAGCATCCGAATAAGCGTCCTCTACACTGTGTGGGTCGTCCCAAATAACCCTATCACCCCGCCGCCCAGTCATACTGGTCACCGCGCAGGCCTGCCGCCAGCCCATTGCCATGTTTTGAAAAAACATCTTTTCATTCTGGTCAGTCGTTAGCACCGTCGGCCACAATGCCTGATACCAGTCGCTTGCCACCAGCCGCCGCATGTGCAGGTTGTCCCGCGTAGCCAATTTAGCCTCATGACTTGCACCAATAATGCGGGTTGAGCTTTTGCCCATTGGCCCCCACTCCCACGCAGGCCACATAACCCCGACCATCATTGATTTCATCGTCCCGGGCGGGATATTGATTAAAAGCCGCGTTATCTGCCCCGCTGTAACAGCTTCTAAATGCTCAGCCATAGCGTCAATATGCCAACCGTGTTTATAAGGCTGCGCAGGCTCTAAACTCTTCCATGCGCGTTTAATGAAGTAGGCAAGGTCTTTGCACTCCTCGCGCTCGATGTTTAGCCAGTCTTCGCTAGTTAAGTTCACGGGCTTCGATTAGTTCGCGCCGGACTTGGCTCGATAGTTTTGTTACGTCCAGCGTAGCAAGTGGCGTTTCGTCGGCGATAGGCGCGGCTGATTTTGTCATCATGCCCAAAGCTAGGGCGCTAGAATCGTTCGCTAGTTTTGTCAGGGCGCTAACCCCCTTCAATGCCTCCACATTATCCAATGGCGCGGCATCGTCAACCTTATTGACCTCTGCGTTAGCCAGCGCGTGCAGGCGGTGCGCCGTCTTTGCTCCAAGCTCTGCTGCGCTTGCGAGGCTGTTGCTTATGCTGCGCATCTTTTCGGCCAAACTAACCGCTGTGTATTGTTGCGCCACGGGCAGCGCGGCCAGTGTGGTCTGCGCATCAGCCAGTTTAATGGCCGCGTTTCTAATGGTTTCGGAAACTTTAGAAACCCTTACAGAAACCGAAGCTGGGCTTATGCCGTACTCCTTTGCCAGCGCGCTAACACCCGCACCGTTTATATGCTTACGCTCCAGCTCCTGCCATTGGTCTGGGGTCAGTTTGCTTGGTCTTGCCATAGTGTGATTATGCCTTGTTGTTCCACCGCCGGGCGATCCATTCCACACCCTCAGGTGTAAACCTACTTTGTACGTAAGCATGGCCACTCGCCTCCCCAGTCTTTACCTCAAACCGTGACTCATGGGCGCTGTACGGCAGCCACGAGCCGCCGCGCTTGAATATCACGCCTTCACTGTGTAGCCAGTCAAAAAACTCTTTTGGCTTTGCGCCGATGATTTTCGCAACATCGCTTATGGCTTTTGACGACTTGGCCTCGACGTATCTTTCAACAAATTCCACCGCCGGGCGCTGCTGCTCTATTTGCATGGCTTGCGCCTCGATTTTTTCGGCTTGGTCTGCCGCCAATCTAAGTGCGCCGGATAGTGTTGTTGGCACTTTAGGTGCGTTTTGCAGCTCCAGCTCGGTCATGCGGTCAAAGACTTTGGCTTGTAGGTCATAGCTGTAACTCATGGCCATCAGGCAGGCTTCACGCTTTGGCAGTCGGTAACATGGGTACTTTTGGCCATTTTGGTGGTGCGTGTAGGTGGCCGAAAATTTGGCACACCCCTCACCCAGCACTTTTGGCACTTTGTCTAGAAAATGTTTGTGCTGTAGTTCAGATTCGCCAGCATCACGCTGGTTGTTTATAAATTGGACTAACTCTAAGCTAGTCATTGTGACTTGGGATGTTACTAGCATTGTGTTCCTTTATTTGTTTAACCATAGGACAACCCCGAGCCTCCTGACACCCACTATCGGTTAGGTATCTTTGAAGTACTCTCAGCCATCCTAAGACTGCTGCACGCTTAACGCTACATTCAAATTATCAAGCACCCATTAAGTGGGTCAATCTACCGTCAGTTTGGTTTGCCTGTTTTCTTGGTCGCTGTAGAACGCCAAGCCGCCGGGGTTGTAAGTGAAGCGGCATCGCTTTATTGGGTGCGCCGACGACATGCGGCCATTAGCTGTACCGGTCGCGCCCTGACGACAAACGCAAAAAAGCCCTTACTACTGCGTTCTGCATCCGGCAGGAATCCTATTTCTAGGATAGAACGCATGAGTAAGGGCTCGTGTGTATCGAACTCTTGCCGGATGCTCGATGTAATCATTATACATCAACCCGGCCAGCTATCAACTACTTTTTAAACAAAACCCCACCATTTTTTATTTCCCGACAAACAGTAGCAGACCCCGTTATGCTCATCACCGTTATCGTCCAAGAATTTGAACTCTAGCGCCTCAGACGTTGCCGCCGTTACTTTTACCCAGCCCGCAAAGTGCATAAGTTTAAATTCAAATAGGTTTCCCTCAGTAGTGTATTGCTTGAAATCGACTGTTACTGTTTTCATAATTATTCTGCCTTGAGGTTGGCGGATTCGAGTTTTGCCTTCATATCCATAGCATCACATACATCAGCGAATGTGGCTACCCACTCAGCGCCGTTATAGACTTCATAATCAATGGTGCGAAGTGATACGTTTTGCTCTGTGCTTGCTATGCGCTTGATTGTTACTTGGCTCATGATTCGCTTTCTGTAAATTCCTACTGAATTAGTAGGCATGAATGAATTATAACATCATTTTTAGTTGTTGCAATACATTTATGCATTTATTTTTCAACTGTTCGGTATTCCCATACAGTTGAAAAATAAAAAGCCCATAAGCATTGATTTTTACCCCGAGGGGCTGGGCTTGCTTTTATCACCTTACTGCATAAAACGAGCGGTGCGCCCGTGAAAGGTTGCGGTGGATGTTCCTGTCACACCGCACGTGTGCAGCTCACGCTCTCAGATTGTTTTTCAGCTTTTTAATTCTAGCTCCAATGGTCGGCTGGCTTACTCCAAAGAGTGCAGCTATTGCCCTTTGGCTATAGCCGTCCTCGCTTAGCTGCAATATCCGGCTGTCGTGTAGAGGTATCTCATGCCGACCAGCACCGGGGCGCTTGCCGCCGTTAGGCATTGGCAGGCTTTGCGGACACGACAAGCTCGTCGTAAACTTTCCCGACCATAGCAGCATATGCACCATCACCAAACACCATATCGTATGCCTCGCTTAAAGGTATTCCGTTGTCAACTAGACCAGTGATAACAAAGCTATAAACTATGTTTTTATCAGTTGCCCCAACTAGGGAGGCAATTTGATTTAGTTTCTCAGCTGTGATTTTCATTTTTCACTTTCTGTAATTACTGCAAAATCGCAGCATGAATGAATTATATACTAGTTTTGGGTTGTTGCAATACAAATAACAATTTATTTTCTAGGTGTTTACCCTAGGCTCGTAAACAATCACACCCTTCATCGCCGCCGTGGCGTGCAGGAACTCGAGCCACTCGCTAAATTCAACCTTCGCCATTTTGCTAGTCCTCCTGCCGAGCATGACCACGCCGCCGTCTAGTCCCATAGCCATGCGGACAGTCTCCCGCTTAAACGCTGCTGAAAGCACGTCCTTCCACTCGTCCGCCGTCATTTTGACCATCGAGCCGTTGACAGGCCAGTCTAATTGACGGCTGAACGCTTCCAGTATTGGCCACATTGCAGCGTTGGCGTCAAGGCTTCGCTTGGGCGGCTCTACCGTCACCCGGTAGCCATCAGGCGCGTCTTTGACCGCCTGTACCGCGTTGGCTCGGGCTTCGTTGTGGACTAGGTTAAATCGGCGGCTGTCCATTGATTAGTTCATCAATCATGCGCTTTGCCCACCTAGCACCGCCGCGCTCTATATAGGCCGCGTGCTGGGCTTTGGTTAGCCTTATGGTTACGATTACTGTGGGCGGCATTCGTGGCCTCCCCGGCTTGCGTTTTGGTGTCATTTATTTATTTGTTGATTAGTACCATGTATCACACCAAGCATCAAAATCATCACCCATGCGGGTTGCCAATTCGTCAAACGTCAACTCATAGGCCGCAACGCTATCTGCATCAGATTTTTTGCGTAGCGAGATAAGCGCGGTTTGTAGTTGCTCAGTAGTAAATTTGGACATTTTGAAAACCTTTTTAAGTTGTTGATGTGTCTAGTATACATCAATTTTAGGCATACAATTATTTTCTTGAAGATAATTTGTGATAATTTGTTATCCCCACAAAATCACCGCCTTTTTTAGCTTGTCTTCTAGGTCTTTAACCGCCTTGTTGGCATAGGTAAGCTCCATACTGTGGCGGCGCTCAATTGTTCCGTCCTTTAACCCGGCATGGCGTGCCTTTGCAGCTTGTAACTCATGCTCGAAATATTCGGCGCATTCTGGCATTGATAAATCAATATCATTTTTACGGCTGGCCCAATATTCAGCCTTGTACTCTTGCGCCTTGGCTTTATTTGCCTGCTCAACGCTTTTACTCATGCGGGCATGGTTGCGCTCAATTAAGGCGCGGTGGCGGTGCTCGCTGTGGTGCCCTACTTTTATAGGCTCCCCAAGTGATAGGAACTCGCGGCCTTCGTTGGACTGCTCCCATAGTGCATCACTTTTTTTCGCTGATGCATCAGCCCACGCTTGATATTTTTCGGCTTTTTTCTCGGCATAGGTCTGCTTGTTCAGTCCATCACACCGTGTAATCGAGTAAAAAAACCCGTTGGAATTTTTAACGACTAGGTTGTGAACTTCGCAATCTGATTCTTTTCCGTATTTGTTGGCGACAGGGATGATGTCGCCCTTTGCGTGCTCAGTCTCGCACTTGGCAAGCCACACATTGGGGCAGTATTTAGCGTAAGTGTTCATTTTTTGTTTGTGGTTTGTGGTTTTGCTGCGGCGCAAATTTTAGACTTTGTGCAATGGAAAATTCTTTAATTCTGCAACGCTGCGCCCCGTGATTTTTGACAGTTTGCGCCATGCTTCGTGGACGCAGTAAGCGAAGGCGGCATATTCATCGCCCCAAGTTGTTTGTTTTACTAACCTAAAGCCCCCATATGGGCGACTAAAAAAAATTGTCTCATATGGGTTTGTTTTGAGTGTTTGCATGATTTCTACCTTTTTTAAACCCAGCAAAATCGCTGGCATGAATGAATTATAACATCATTTTTGATTGTTGCAATACATTTATGTATTTATTTTCTAGGGGTTTACCCTAGACTTATGCGTGCGAATCATGCGCATAACCAATGAGCATACTTACTAGGTAGGCAGTACTTCACTGTCCTCACTGATTAGCCGCCGCGCCTCGGCGTTGTAATGCCTAGCGAGTTCAATCAATGCCTCCCGCGTGTACTTTCTCAACGTGTTATCTGCCTCTATCAGCTCCACGTCACGCAGGCCAATGCGTTCAATCAATCCAGCCCTGTAAGCTACGTGGTTTCCTGCTAGGTGTCTATTGCAGTGCTTGCATTGACCGTGGGCGTTATCCTCCACAAACCGCATGTGTACAGCAGAGCCGACCGAGCGGTAATGCCCACAATCGAACGCGCCGCCTACCGTCGCGGCCTGTAGGGGCTTGCCACAGCTTATGCACGGCTTCCCAGCGTCACGCGCTCGAATGAATTTATTGAAGGCGGTTTGAGCCAGTTTGACCAGCTCAGGCTTTTTGCGCATTGCATCCAGCTTGGCTTTTGTTTCCCTGCGGTCTTTGACCTGAGCCACTTTTTCAGCTTTGCCGCGAATCGAAACAGCAAGCGACTTGGCGCATTCAATCCCGCACACCTTCGCCATCGGCTGGCGGGGCGTGAAAATTGACCGGCAGACTTTGCAGGTTTTTGGTTTGAAGGGCTTGGCTTTCAAGGTCACTTAGCCTCAGCCTTCGGCTTTTTAGCCTGCAATTTCATGACTTTAATTGCAACATCCAGTGCCAAGCCAACATTTATTGGGGACAGCATTGGCATATCACTCCCCAGCCCGCGCCGCCAGTTTTGGTAGTGTTTTAGGGTTTCAAGCGCTTTTTCGTTTGTCATTTTTTCACCTCAAAGAACTCATCAACACCCGCCATGCGCTCGCGCTCGCACAAATTACTCCCGGCCGCCCACATCACAATATCTGGGCTTGTTATGCACGGCTTGCCAGCATCCCGCGCCCGTATGAATTTGTTGAACGCCGTCTGAGCCGATTTGACCAGCTCGGGCTTTTTGCGCATTGCATCCAGCTTGACCTTTGTTTCCCGGCGGTCTTTAGCCAACTTGCGTTTTTCAACCTTTGCGCTATCACTTACAGCCATAATCATAGCACAGCCCCAGTCGCACACCTTTTGCATCGGACGTGCAGGCGTGAAGATTGCCCGGCACGTTTTGCAGGTCTTTTGTTTTACGGCGGTTGTTTTTAGCGTCATGCGGCCTCCAGCACTTCCCCGGCCTTCATGCGCCAGATAACTTCTACCATCGCCGTTTTAAGTTGCCCACCCGTCAGCAGCGAAGTAAGCTGCTCGTAAATACTGATGGTGTCGTCAATCTGGACGCGCGCGGGGCCATCCAAGCCCCACTTTCCCGTTTTATCAAAACGGTCGCGGGTGCGCTGCACAGCAGCAACGCCTAAAACGCAAGTATTTTCCACAATGGGGTCAATTTTTTCGCTGCACACCATAGCAATATTGACGGTCGCCGCCAATGTGTGAAAATCATCTTCTTCTGCGGCCCCCACCATAAAAGCCTGAAAAGCCTCTCGCACCGGCAAGTTAATGGCTCGTTGCTCCTCCTCTGTAAATTCGCTAACATTGCCAAAAACTCGGTACATGGCCGACGGGTCAGGCTTATAAATGATTTTGCGTTTTGTGGCCTTTCTCATTTTTCGCCTCTAATTTCATATTTCACGCTTGCAACCTGCAGCTGCCAGCCATCGTCAACGTCAGTCTGCCAGATTAGACTAGGGACAGGGCACTGTGCAAAAACGGCGGTCATCAGCTCTTTTTTTGTCGGCGGCGCATCGCCGCAAACATGCACCAGCTCACAATCAAGCGTTAACGTGATTTTCATTTTTCGCCTTTGAATTACTGTTGATTAAGATACCGAAGGAACCACTCCTGATAGGCGTATTGCTTCCCAAGCTTCGCGCTGTAACGAATGAACTGCATACCAGTCAACTTAATCCCAGCAGTAGCTGCCCACCCAATTTGCACGCGGGTTAACTCCTCAAGCACGCGGTCGTCATGGCCAGCATCACCTTCAAAAAATTGCGCGTCTTTTTCTTTTTCACCGACGCACAATGTACCGACTCCTATAACTTTTGGTTTTGGCAATAATGTTGAAAGTTCAAATTTCATTTTTGACCTTTCGCTTGAAGCGGTTGCGCCGCCATTGTTTCTCCCTTCGCCACCGCATCAATTCCGGCCTGCGCAATTTCCCAGCTGGTCTTGCTGCTCCAATAAACCGGTGCCATGCCCCCCATGTCTTCCTGAAACTGCTTGATGATTTTTCGCTGTTTTGGTGTATATGCCTTTACACCTCCGCTCGGATGCATCTTTGAGGCCTCATGAATAGCCTCCTCCATTGCTTGCCTCGCCACCATTGCCGCAGCGACAAAACTGGCATTGTCGGGCTTCACTTCGTATTCGTAGGCTGTCTGGCAGTCTTTTCTGTGCGTCAAAATAAAGCCGTTGGCCTTTTTTAAGTCGTAGTCATAAAGCTCACCGCTTGCCACGGGGACATATTTGCGGCCGACTTTTTTGTAAAATATTTCACTCATTTTTTAACCTTTGGTTGAAGCGGCTGAACCGCCATTGTTGTTGACTTCACTAACTCCCTGATTTCCTGCTCCGAATGCCCACACTTCACGGCCTCGGTCAATATCTTCAGCCGCGCCGCCTTGACCGCCTCCATGTCTAGTCTTATCGCTATTTTTGGCAATTGTTGAATCATGCGCGCTGTGCAATATTTGCAAAGTGGCGCATTGTATTGGCGTGAGTAGCCTAGCGTTGTTGTTGCTGCTTGGCAGTCTGTGCATATCACAATGCCTCCCATGATTTAATATAACAATGGCTTCCGCTAACGACTACACGGGCAAGCCCACGGCCTTCAAGTGCCACCAAAGCCTGATAAACGGATTCAATGGCCAGGCCAGTGGCGCGCCTTATGGCATTGGCGGTGTCTAGGCCAGCGTGTAGATGCTCCAGCACGTCGTTGGTTGTTTTATCGGTCATACGGTTGCGCCTATCAATTTTGCGACATCAAAGTTTTGATTGAATGTGATGCTTGTTTTAGCGGCTGCGCTCCCGCCGTAATAAACTGACTTGGCTTTTTCTTTATCCCCAACAATCGCGGGTTTTGGCAGTGGCAGGCCTTTTTTATAAAAAGCATCATCAGGCGAACGGTCACCAATTAGCCGCCGCTGGTATTCAAACCCACCACGCCCTGAATATGCTTTGTAGGAGGTGCAAAATCGGTGCTGCAAGTAGCTCAGTTCGGCTGTTTCGCCCCTGCAGACTTTGACCCAGCCGCCTAAGTCTTCAATCACCGCATGTATGGCCGCGTCGTCAAATACCACGTCGCTATAAGCCCCCACCGCACCCATAGCGCCCAGCACCTTACCCCACGCCAGCGCCGCCCGGTCGGTGTGCGTTCCAGCAAGTACACGCACCACGTCGGCCACCTTCGGCGCAAATTGGCCTTTGTCCGGGTCTGTAGCGTGAGCCGTCAGCGCCTTTGAAACTTGCTCTAGCGAGTATGGCGCGCAGGCTTGTATCCACACGCCCAAAATAAACTCGGACATATCCTGACGATAGTAGGCCAAAACCTCGCTAACCATTTTAATCAGCGCCTGTGTGTCGTTTTTATGCATAACCATTATTCTTTAAAAATCTCGCAGCCACGGCGGCATTGGATGCCTCCAGCGCCTCTTGTTTGTTAAAGTGCTGCTGCCCAGCGCCGCGCTCGTTAGGCTTTAGCCAGTCAGCAGATAACCCTTGACTGCCCCGAGCGCACCACACCTCCAAAAACGCCCCCAGTGCCATACCAGCAAGCCCGGCTTCTTTTCGGGCAGCCTTCAAAACGGTTTCCGTCACCGGCGCTTTTTTTGCTTTTCGCAATTTCACCCAGTCTGTCCAAACTTGCAATTCAACATCATCGGGGCGGGATAGCGCCTTGGCGCGCTCTTCTTCTTCCTTTGGTTTATTGGTTATTGGTTTATGGTTTATGGTTAATGGTTCATGGTTAGCTTTTGCGTCGGTTTTTTCAGTTAACCCAGAAATAACCTCCTCGGTTTTCCTCGGCCTACCGCCTAGCTTCCCCGCTATCCTTGCGATAGCGGCTTTGCGCTCGTAAGCCTGCTTTTCAAGCTCTGCACGCTTTTGTGTGTATCCAATATCGAGTGAAAAGAACTCGGCCAACACAATATCAACGGCCTTTTTTTCCTCGTCGGTTCTCGCCGATAACCGACGGTAAACCGTCTCGGTTTCTTTGGGTATTGGGTCATTGTCAAGATAGGCCCAGTCCAGAAGCTGCCTATAAACTCCGTGCTCAAGTAGTGACAGGTGCGCCGTGTCCCGCCTGTAATCACCAATGTGGTGTTGGTAGTAGTGCATCAAACCGCCACGGCCATGCGTGCAGCCTGCTCAGGACTGCGCCATTTGATTAGCTGCTCCATGTGGGCGCGATAGTAATCAGCCTGCCCTTTAGCGTGAAAGCATCCATCTTTGTCCCAGCGCTGGGTTGCGCCGTCTATCAAGATAGCGAGGTCTGCTATGCTTTTCTCGCGCTGTTCGTCTGTCATTGTTTTTCACCTATGCGCCCTAAAAAGAAACTCCGGCAGGTGTAGGGTTCACTCTTCGGCTGGGTAATTACTCCCAACCTATCCGGGTTCATAATGCTATTCTATCAGTGTTTTCTACTCAGAAAAGCCCCGACTGTGTAACTATTTCAGGCACACAATGCGGGCTGCACCAGATTGTCTCACGCTTGAGCCGTATGCATTTTTTCCAATGTTGTATGGGATGTCTGCGATTAAAAGCTGCGCTCTCTGTATGGCATGGCGCTTGTAGTTTTGGAAATGGTCGTGGAAAATCTTATGTTCAATTTTCCTGACACGTTCGGCTAATTCATTCATACCCACACCGCCCGGCCATCCCGGCGCTGCTCTGTTTTGGTCAACCCGCACTCTGCAATGCGGCGCTGCACGGCCACGTAATCAATGCCCGTGGTGTTAGCCACCTCCATAGCAGTCATGCCGCCATTTGCTTGTTTCACGGCCTGGGCTATAGCTTTGCGCTCAGTAGCGGCCTTGCCTGTTGTTGCGTACTTTGCAGCGGCTTTGCTAGTGTCGCAGTCATTGTGCCGGGCACGTGTTTTTAAAAATGTGGTCATGATGCACTTTCTTTGGTGGGGCGCTCAATTTGCCGCTTTTTCTCTTCAAGCTCAGCGATCAGCTTGGGCAGCTCTTGCAAGGCGGATACGAGAAGCCCGGGAATTATTGAGCCTTGCGCCGCCAGCCGAATAGTGCCCTTCGTTGATTCCAGCTTGGCGTGCAGGCCAGCCAGCATCACGTCCAAGCGGTTCACGCGCCGCCGTGCCCACCAACCAAGCGGCCTAACCTGTCGCTCAAGCTGAGCCCCAATAAAATCATTCATGATGCATCCTTTGCGCGGTCAAGTTCTTTGCGCTCAAACGCTTGTTGTTCGTAGCCTTTAAAGTACCAAATAACGGCGTCAAAACTTGGCAGGCTTTGAACCGTGGTATCCATTACATACGGGTCACGGCGGGCAATAATTACAATGTCATGGCCAACCTCAAGTTCAAAGCCGTTGCGCTCAGCCATGTTTGTCGCGGTTTCTATTTGATGTTTAATTTGTAGTGGTGTCATGATGTTGTGCTCTTTCTTTTTACGGGTTGTTGTTTAACTTTTTGAACCGATTGATTAGCTGCACTGGGAGGCTGTTTAAGCGGCCTCAAAATCAATGCGCTTCGGCGTATGGTTTTGGCGATTTCTGACGGCTGGCTGCGCCATTCAAAATCATTCATTTTGTACTTTCTTTGATTGATTTATTAGGTATAAATCCGATGCATCCATAAACCGCATCATGCGTGCTTATGCGGTCGCTAGTGCCTTTGTCGGTGTAACGTAGGCACTGATTAGCCTGCTCGCAGGTGTTGCCAGTGCAACGGCTGTAATCGTTGGTCAGCCTTACGGGCTGGTTACTCCATTTAAAATCATTCATGATGTAACTTTCTGTTTACGTTGTTTTTTAGGCGGAAGCAGCGCTCCTACACTATCGCGCCCGTAGGCCATAGCCATGATGTTTTTAAATCCGGCTTTGTCTCTTACTGCTGTGGCAAAAGCGTCCATTGTTATCTCTTGGCTTGCAAATTTAGCAGCGTGAAAAAACACATCAGATAGAGCCATCAAAGCCTCATCCTGCTCGTGTCTTTTAATCCGCGCAGCTTCGCACTCTTCGCGCAGTTCTTGCAAAGCCGTGAACCATAATTCGAGCTGATACGCGGCGCTGCGGATGTCTCTAATATCACGACTAGACACTACACCAGACGCGGCCAGTCGGTCTGCGATATTTAGGACGGTTTCCCAGTGTGGCTTAGTCATAGCGCCCTCGTTATTTGCTTGCTTATTCCACGGCTTGGAATAGTCAGGTGTTGGTCAGCATCAGCGCGTGGAGACTGCATTGGTGTTCCTCTATAAATGCCCGTCGTGGTTGCGTTTGTGACGGTTATGCTTGGCACTGCATTACGTGGCTTTTTAGCCGCGAAGGCTTTGAACATCCTCGCGTTGTACTCTGCGTCTTTCTTGTTTAGGGACAAAATCACTCCTCAGTTGGTTTTAAAAATATAGCGCCACCAGCTAGGATTAGCGCCTCGGTTAGAACCGCAACCACAGCAGCCGCATGGTCTTGGTCGCTTGCGTACACCTTGACGGCTTCCTTTGCCTCAGTCCATAAGTGTTGTGCTAAATAAGCCTCATGCATGGTGTATTGGTTCATAGTTCAAAATTATCATCCTTTTTTTTGGTTTGTCTATTGGGGTTTACCCTAGGTCAAAAAAGTGCAAAACCTAGGGTAAACCCCTATTCTTTTTTTTTAAATCTTGGGTAAAGTAGATGCATCAAGTCAAAACAAAGCGAACAAACCCAGCTAGTCCGCATACCTAGCTATCAGCCAACCCGAGGGGCGCGGCGGTTTTAGTCTCAATGAGGCGTGCTTTGTAGTGATGTAGAGAGTAGCAATTGATTGGGGCATTGTGGACGCATCCACCGGGCTAAACAGTATGAGCAGCGGTCAACTGCAACAGAACTTAATGCGTGCGTGAGGGGCAGCGTTTGACGAGCGCTGTGAGTAGCGACCAGTGAATCCAAAGTACAAGGCGTACCGGCTGGAAGTGCCCCATTCAATTGCTATTTGAACTCGATGTTTTAACTTTTGGAGATTGAGAAATGAACGCACTACACCCAGCAATTCAGGCAGCACTTGCGCCGTATATACCGCAAGAGCAGAGCATCCAAGTCATCCCGCTATCGTCAATCAATGACGACGATGTTTACATTTACGATGCTAAGACCCACGAATACATCCGCAGTATCGGCTGCAAGTCGTTTGATTTATACACAGCCAGAACCCACGGGGTTGAAGTTAAAGAAGGCCAGACGTGGGGTAGGGGTCAGGCTGTCAAGTACTTGGGATTGTGGAGGTCAGTATGAGCGCCCGATGCTCTTACGCAAGGTGCGGCAGCTTTGGGCTAAATATTGCGCCTGCAAGCGGACTGTGTGATGCGCATTTTTACAAAGTGCAGCGCGACGAGTTGCTGGCGGCACTCAAAGACCTGCGCGATGCTATTAATGATGGCCACGAGCCTGCACTTGGCCAGGCCAACAATGCCATTCACAAATCCACAGGCGGTGCTGTATGAGCTCCTACACCGTCAAAACAAGCCAAGGCAGCATCACAGTGCTAGCCACCAGTTCCAGCCATGCCGTGGTGCTTGGCTTCGATATTTTCCCGCAAGCAACATCAATTTCAGCGAGACCGTCATGAATCAGCGCCCCCGTCAGTATCATCCAGATTACGGCATTGAACACACCCGCGTCGGGCGCGACCTCACGCCGCTTGGCTGGGTTGTTGCAATTTGCGCCGTCGTCTCATTCGTTGTAATTATTTTGCGCAACCTAGGGTAAACCCCTAGAAAATAAATTGGTTGATGTATTCCAATAATCAATTTATGCTTTATAATTCATTTATGCCTGCGATTTTGCAGGGATATAAAAAAGGCTGCAAATTATGAGTTACACGGGACAGGCGGTTTTCGAGCTGCAAGAAAATGACGATAGTTTTGATGGTAACGGCTGGCTTGGCGAGGTGGTTTTGAAGGAGAAGCTACTGACGCAAGTTGAGCGCAAAACAGAGAACCAAAACTTTGGACAGGGTTTTTCAGCCACCCGTAAGGCTGATTTTTTAATCTAGGAATAGCAAAATGAAGTTAATAGCAGCGGCTCTGTTAAGAGCTAAAAACCAATTTGGGCCAGCGCTCAAAGAAAAAACAAACCCCGCATTCAGGAGCAAATACGCTGACCTCGGCGCTTGCCTTGAGGCGGTCGATAAGCCATGCCGTGATGCTGGAATTGTCTTGTATCAGGAAACATTCGACGACCCGACCGGTGTAACGGTTGAAACCGTGTTTTTGCACGAATCAGGCGAAGCTTTGCGTTGTGGCAGGTTTCACGTCCCAGCAAGCAAGCAAGACCCGCAAGGTTATGGCTCGGCATTGACCTATGCCCGTCGATACAGCCTCATGACGGCCTGCGGTATTGCCCCCGAGGATGATGACGGCAACGCGGCCAAAGCCCCAGCAGCAGCCATTTTAAGTGACGTTCAATGCGAAGCCGTCACGGCGTTAGTCCAAGAG